CCGCTACAAAAGCAGGTAAGGTAGTGCCTTGAACTGTCTCTGAATAACTAGGTAATTCTGTTGCTGATGCTGTACACAACCCACCCATTTAAGCCTCCATATATACTGAACCTGCTCTCACAAAGCCCATCCTTTCAAAAAATTTATCTTTTCTTTTTATATCTCCAGAAAAAACATGTCCTAATCTTAGTTTCATATTAGCTTCTTTTGCTATTTTTATAAAGTCTTGAAGTAATTTTTTACCAATAATACTTTTTCGATAGTCCTTTGCTACATAATACCATGCGTCAGCAATATAGTTTTCATCAGACCACCAATCTTGTGAAACCTGTCCACCAATTGTACCAACAACTTTTTTATCTTTCTCTGCAACCAAGACAACACCTTTATGTAACAACATGTTAATTTTATCTAACATTTTTGCTGTATTTATTTTTGGTGTTTCTATTTCTGTCTCCTTATGCATCATTTGTAGTAAAAAAATTATTGCTGATGTATCTAGCAATGTTGCTTTTCTAACTATCATGTCATGTTTGCCAAAGCACCCATATCTTCTTCTGGCATTCTCTCCTCTGCCATAGCCATGTCTTCTTGAGGCATTTCATCCTGTTCCATAGCCTGTCTTGGCATTTCCTCCTGTGGCATATCTTGCTCAGAATTTTCCATAACTTGCTGTATTAGTGCTCCAAGTTCAGGTAAAAGTTTCATTATTACATTCATAACATCTGGTGTAATAGCCTTGTCCAGAGCTTGTAATTCTTCTGGTGACATCTCTGCTAATCTTGCCATTAAAACAACTTTCATCTGTTCTGATGGCTGTGCAAGTCTTTCTTTAGCTTGCTCTGGCATGTTTATGCCCATGTCTTCAAGTGCCATGTTTTTCTCCTTTTTTCCATAAAAATGATATATCTCTCTTTTTTGCAAATATTCCAATTACATAACAAATTGGCTCAAATATATGTCTATATAGTTTACCAAGGTAATCTGGTTTATCAGATTTTCCTAATATGTATTTGATTTCATTACATCTATGTTGAGCAATGTGATGCCAAAACTTAACCATTTTACCTTCTCTTAATTTTAAAACTACCCATACTGCCCAAAATTGATAACCTTTGATATGTCTTGGTGTTAAATACTTAACTGTAAAATCTAAATCTGCAGTAACATCTGAAGGTTTCATTAAGTTTTGCCTTCTTAATTCATTACATATAACCCTGCCAAAAACTTTTGGCACTACTGTTGCACCTATAACAGCACCAACTGGTCCACCTAATGAACCACCAATATATGTTCCTAATCCAGTATCAGCCGCACTTTTAGCCGCTTCCATAGGGTCTTCTCCTTGAACTAGCCTAACACCAAAATCAATACCTGCAGAAACATAACCTGCTGTTTGATATCGACTATCTGCAAATCTATCCCCTATTCTTTCTGTTATACCTCTTTCTGCTACATCTTTAGAACCAACTGAACCTGTACCAAAATTAGACTTTTGTTCATATAATTTTTGAGTTTCTGGCTTTAATCCTTGAATAGTTCTATCTGAACTCGTTTGACCACCTACAAATTTACCTTCTACTGTGTCAAATGTCACATCACCTGTTCCCATTTGAAAGGCACTCTTGCCACCTCCTAAATCAATTTTCTTACCTTGGTCATACACATCACCTAATTTAAATAAATCAGCAGTTTCTTTTGTAGCTATTTTTGGGTCATATATAGCGTCTGGATTTGCCTTTAGTATTTTTATTTGGTCATTTGTTAAAGAACTTACAGATGTATCAGGCAACCCAAAACCAATACTTGATTTTAAACCTTCTGATACCTTTTGACCAAAATCAAATCCTGCCGCTTGTAACATAGGGTCACCTAGAGCCATACCTACATTTGTTCCTACAGTCGAACCTAAAGTTCTAGTGGCATCTTTTATTAATTCAGCTTCTATTTGCTCTGGTGTCAAGTATCCTTCAGGCACACCTTGATTTTTTGTTAAATCATCATATTGATTTAAAAGTGATACATCTGAAGGGTTATTAGGATTATATGTTCTTTCACCTGTTTGTATGGTCTTGACCCATTCAAATATAGGCATAGCAGAAGTGCCATATATTTTTTGTATATTTAAATTTTCATCAGGCTTTTGCGTAGCTATCTGATATACACCATATTTAAATAGATTATTATCTTTTTCTTCATCATTAGTTTCATCTAATGTTAAAAGATTGTCTAATGCTCCATTAGGCTCTGCCATTTAACTTATCTCCAGTAAACTAACGATTACATGTAATCTATTAGCATTTGTTGCCTGAGCTTTCAATATCTCACTTTCTTGTATTATAAGTGGTTGTGATAATAATTCAACAGTTTCATTAGCAGATACAGATTTACTTTTATATATAGAAAAAACATTTGCACCACTAGTAAGTGTAAAATTGATTGTATCACCACTACCACTATCATCATTGACTAAAATACTTTTAATAACTGTTTGTGTGGCACTAGGACATGTATATATTGTTGTATTGTTTGTTGTGCTTAAATCAACCTTTGCATTTTTAAAATTATTAGCCATATTTTATTCCTCTGGTTTTGGATATTTATTTTTTATAGCTAGAACCTTTGATTTCCAAGCATCTATATCGTGATAAATCATGTCTAATTGTTCTTGCCAATTACCTAATTCTGTTTGATAAGCATTTAATCTGTTTGATAAACATTCATTTAATTTTTTGTTATATGTTGATATATCTTTTTCTGCATTATAATCTGACATATTACTTCCTATGAAACTGTCCATGTGCTATTTGAAAAATCTAATGGTATCATTGCCTCTACTTTCATAACACCTTTAAAAGGACTAGAACCATTTGATGATGATAATGATATAATAATTGTATTTGTGGTCGAGGTATTATAAGAAATAACTGGTGCAAAATTTGCTACATAAGATGAAATTTGTACTGCACTTGTAACACCACCATCATAATAAATTTCTTTTATGTTTATGCCATTACCAACAGCACCAGTATGACCAGTTGCTATAATTTTAAAATATGCACGAAAACCATTAGCACCAGTTCCAGTAAATCTTGTAATCTCTATGGCTGAACCAACACCATCTATAGAAAATACTTGTGTATTATAATAATTTGAACCATCAGTATTACCATTCATGTGTAATGATGCAGAACCAGTTTGATTTGCTGTACCTTGAATAGCAACAACTTTACTGGTAGTTACATATTGGTCTGGATTTGTATTGTTAATACCTACATTTTCATTTGCATCAATAGTTATTGCAGTTGCATTTGCATCATCATTTATTCCTTGAGATGTAAAATTAGTTAATGTACCTACACCTGTAATATTACCATATGTACCACTTATTCTTGCACTAGGAACAGTACCACTTCCAAGGTTACTAGCATTTAAAGATGTAAGATTTGAACCATCAAGTGCAGGTAAAGTTGCAGGAAACCTTGCATTTGGTATTGTGCCACTTGTTAAATTACTGGCATTGAGGTTAGATAAATCTGCTTCTTCTGCTGTAGAATTACCATCAAAGAAAAATGCTTTTGCTGTAGCCTCATCTTCTGATGTTGTATTTGTAGCATCAGTTTCAAACTCTTTTTTATTTTGTTGTATCTCTAATGATGTAACTAAATTTTGTAAATACGTCTGTATTTCAATAAATTTTTGTGCATATTGTTCTGGTGTTGCTGGAACACCAATCATTTGTGGTGGTTGTGGCAATCTTATCATCTAACACTATCTACCTGTGCATTAATTCTAAAGTCACCTAAAGCCCATTCGTCATCTATACCAGAGCTTTCATATCTTATAGCAATCTGCCTGCCCTTAACCCTTGTGCTAATTTTTTCTGTGTTCTGGACAACATTGAATGGTCCTTTTGTTATTTCTGGTGCATTAGGGTATTTTCTTGATTTAAATTTAACTGCTAGTGTTGTACTGCCAGACATTCTTACATCTGGTACTATTCTATCTATAAGAAATTGTCTTGAGCCATCTGCGTCTACTTCTATCTCTGCACTTTCTATATGACAACTCATTGCATCACCATCAGCATTAGTACCAACTTCATGTACATACAAATGACCATCAGCATCAAAAGCAAATGGCTCAGTTCTAAAACCTTTAGCATCTGTCCATGTATTTCTGTCTAACTCTCCAACTGTCCAAACATTTTCTGCATAATTATATGTTACATAACTGTCTGGCTCTGGATGCTGTGTTGTAGTATTTGCTGTGCTTACATAAAACCATGTTATTTCATTAAATTTTTTATTTTGTCCAACATGTGTTTTATCTATAAAATCAGCATTTAATCTATCAAAAACAAAGTGTTGCACAGGACATGGTAATTTTTGAACAGCACCATTATATATAAAAAAGTTACTTTGACCCATCCAGTAGGCTCTAGCATCTACTACAATAGTTCCCTCTTGTGCAACTGCACCACAATTAACTGCCAACAACCTAAATGAAAATGTAAATGGTGGACCAACAAAGGTCATGCCATATATAGCTTCATCTGTTTGTATTAATGTTTCATCTTTTGATGGTGTGACAGATATAATTTTACTACCAACCTCAAGTCGTTGGTCTCCTGCAGTATTTGTTGCAGTTACAGTAAAATTTGTAAAATCTTCTTGGTCTGAAAATCTTACTAACATAGGGTCAAATTGATTATCTGAAGCATTTATACTACCTGCAGAAATAACATGTCTATCTGGAAAAGATACACTTGTAATTCTATTTTGTGTTGGAACACCTGAAGCACCTGCTAACGAAGATACCAGAACTGCCCTAACCCCTTCACCACCTGTTCTTTCCCAATAATATAGTTGACCATTCCTGTTGTTTGCCAATAAATCGTCACCCCATAAATTTAGTGACCATCTTGTTGCATCAAATACCAAGCTGTTTGACGCTATAGTTCTAGGTGTATTCCATGTACCTGCGTTCCAAGTACCCACACCCCAACCAGTTGCAGGGTCAGCACTTTCAATACCCATATTATCACTTGCACCAATAAGATATTTTATATTTAATGTTCCACCACCACCAGATACTGTGCTTGATGCAGTAGTAGCTGATTCAATACTATATGAGTTGGCATCTATCTTTGTAATCTGGTAACCCTCTGGTCTATTTAATGCACCTGCTGTAATACCACCTATTGCACTTGCACTATCTATAACTACAAAATCTCCTGTTTCTGCACCATGACCTGTATCAGCAACAGTAATAGTGGCATCACCACTTGCTGTCGTTAATGGGTTAGATAAATTAGAAGATGTTTTTCTAAGTGGTGTGATATCATGCAATACATTTTCTTTTATTAGATATAAATGACTTGTTGTGCCTACTGCAATTCTATCAATACTATCAAAGCCTCTCCAGTATATAGCTTTCTTTGGTTTGCCTTGTACTGCAACAGAAGTGCTTGGGTCTACTGAATAATGAAATGACTCTTTTTGCCATCCTCCAAGTTTTTCTGGAAAACCATTTTTAAATCTTACAAGGTTGCTGTCCACATAAAATGGTCCATCTTTACCTGCAGAATAATCAGTTATGTCTTTAACAACACCGGGTTGTATTTGTACTAATTTTAAAGGCATTTACTCTGTCACTTCTAAAGCTTTCATTCTTTTAACTAATCTATCTGCCCGATTTGTTACTTGTGTGTACCATTTACTGTCTTTCATTTGAGTTGATGCTTCACCATAATCAAAATCTTCTAGAGCCTTTCGCAACTTAACAAATTTGCTTAAACGCGGCTTTCCCATGTTAAACATCATATTTGCCAATACCAATTGTGCTTCTTCAGGCAATCCCTCCCAAGCACTAACATCTGTGGTAAATAAATCTTGGCATTCTTCTAAAGTAACCTTTATATCTTCATCAAATAATTGTTTTACTCTTTCTTCACTTACCTTTGTGCCAACTGGTTTGCCATATTCTTCATCACTTTCTTTTATGAGATGACCAATCCCGCAAGTGGGCAATCCTAAATGGTCTAAATATATTTCATATTTACAGCCTTCATCATCAGTAATCTCTTTTCTTAAAACATCTAAATCTACTGGTTTTAAATTCATTTTGATAATCTCCTATTCTCTATTACATTGCATACTGGACATTTATATACGTCTTTTAATTCTACCTTTTTCATTGCAACTTTGCACCTATCACAAATAATTTTATCATCAAATTTCATTTTGTTAATCCCTTCTGCTTCTCATATGTCCGCAATCCACCAATTCCTAACATGCCACCAAGAACAGTTAAAAGTGTACCCATATCAAATTCAGGCAAATCTGGTAATTCTAAGCCTGCAACTCCACAAATAAACATTATTAAATCTTTAATTATAAAATGATAGGCAAACGCAATCGCACATATCCAACCAACTGCAGGCCGCCACCCACCTTTAAATATTGAGCCAGATTGTGCTTCAGCTTTGTTGACTTCTATTTGAGCCATAGCAAGTTGTTGAGCATGTTTCTCTGCCATTGTACTTAACTCAAAAGCAATTTTATTCTTAGTGTCTTTGTCCTCTATGAACTTACCTAATAGTTTAGTTGCAGGACCTATTAATGCTTGTATCATATGTTTACCTCAAAACTTTATAAAACAATTTAATGTTAATCTTCCATTATCAATATTATCACCATAATTTAATATTGAACCATGTAATTGTTTGCCTGCAAACAAAAATGCAGTATTTTGTACAAATTTTGCAGATTGTGTTTCTTCATTTTTATCATTATAAATTGCTGTGCCAGATTTTAAATTTGTTTCTGATAAATATACAATCATTGTTAAGTCACAAACATCTGTATGTATAAAATCTTTTTGATTATCTTCATTTAATCGTAGATGTAAATGAGCATGCATATTAAATTGATTTCTTGATAATAGTTCATTTTGGCTTTTTGCTCTTAATTCTTTAATAATTAATTGAAATAAAAATTTATTTGTTAGAAACAAAGCCTCACTTCTTTTGCCCGGCCATTCTTCGTCTGCCTTTTTTTCAGGATAATCTGCTTGACTATATAATGGTATTTTCTTTAATTCTGGCTGTAATAATTCAAAATTGTCAAAAAAGTTTTCTATAATCATTGTATTAAACATTACCATAATCTCATTTCTTTATTGACTTTAACCAACTTTACAAAACAATCATACTGTTTTTGCTCTTGCCCAATCACAACAGTTTGACCATCTAAGTATGACTTAAAATAGTCGGCTGTCTTTACTGACTGAAAATGCAACGTACCTGCAGGATTTCCCGCTAAATAACACATGAGCAAAAAAGCAGGTTTCATTTACCATTCCTACTCATAAAGGCTGATGCACCCATATATACAGACACAATGCCGCCACCTGTGATATAAAAAAGATTACTAATATCGGCAAGTGCTTTAACTCTTTCGATATCGACCAAAAACATAGCAATAGTAAAAGTAGCCATTGCAACCAAACTAGCTGTTGCCATACGTCTTTGTGCCCTTTGCTTTCGTAAATCATGCTCTAGCTTTTTAATGTCTGCCATATGAGCAAATTCTTCATCCGACACTATTCCATCATTATTGGTATCATACTTTTCGTATTGTGAAGATTTCTCTAATTTTTTTGGCATATCCTTTTAACCTTTCCATAATTGTATTTTCTACAACGTATGCTTCATTTTGTGGTGTATTTGGATTATCTGCAACAAATCTTCCTTTAGAAGTTCTTGCTCTTTTCTTTGGTCTGCCTCTTTTTTTTGTTTCAGCCATTATGTTTTTGTCCTACTAAATTCACCTGTAAAGTTTGTGGTATCAATACCTGCAGTTGGTACACCATCTGAATTATTTGTAACACCTGTGCCACTAAATGCAACAGCAGTTGAAAAAGGGTCATTATCTGAATTTTCTGTTGGTTTTTTACCAGTATAACTCCAACCTGTACCAGAACCTGTAAATGATGCAGTTGATGTTGCACCAATATTAGCAGAACCAGTACCTGCTACAATATTTATTGGATTACTATTGTTATTGGTAACTGTAAAAGTAGAACCATTGATTGCTATTACGACTGTTCCATCAGCACCACCACCACCATCTGCTATCTGTACTGTAGCATTACCAGTACCAGAAGCCGCGATATCTGCTATTGCTGAAGATGCACCAGTAAATGACCATTGTTGTCTATTATTATAATCTGTTGAATTTAAAAAGTTTGTGTTGCTAAATGTTTGTGTAGCACCATTTGATAATGATGTTGCTGACCAACTACCACCTGCTGTTATTGTTACTGCAGAACCAGAATTGTTTGTAATTGTAATATTTGCAGTTCCTCCACTAATACCACCAGACCTTAAGCCATAGGCAAATACAGTACCTGATGTATTAGTACCTATATATGATTGACCATATTGATGTCTACCTGTAAATGCACCTTGTCTATCTGAATATGTGTTCCATATGACACATACATTATTTCCTGTGTGTATTATGCCAGAACCTCCAAAAGCAAACGTAGATGAAACTTTTTGTAAATTATTAATAGCTGTAATGTTTGATGTTGATAAAGAACCACTACCTATTACAGTTGGTGTTAAAGTGTTACCAGAATTACCACCTTGTATTCTATAATTAACCTCGACAATAGTACCAGTTCCTGCAGAATGCGACATACCAAATCTTGAAACACTACCAAATGAACCAAAATTCATACCACTATTTGAGTTGTTATAATTTTGAAAAACACCACCAGTCAATACACTTGACATTGTAACCAAACTAGAACTTGAATTATAAAAAGGTAATTGAATATATTTGTATTGATTAGAAGTCCAATATCTTTGTCCACTTGTATGACCTGCTCTATAATAATGAGGTCCATTTGCGTCTGATGCAGTAACATTTAAACCAGATATACCTGCTATATCTGTCGCATTACCTGTTCCAGTTGCAGTAATAGAACTTTGACCACCACCAGTAATCAGACCACCACCTTTTAATTCAACTGTTCCTGTGCCATTATATTGAATAGGCGATACTGCTGAAGATGAACCATCTGCACCTACAAGAGTTCTGTTATTCATATCTAATATAATTTTGGCATGATTTGCATTGTTATTTATTACTAATTGACCTTCAATATCTCCAATCAATTTGTAATATTGTACTGGTAAGGCATCTTTTGCACCTGCTTCAGTATTTAATGTTCCTGCAGTATCAACTGTGGTGAAACCCAAATTTGATATAAATGGTACAGGCATTTCTTACTCCTACGATTTAACTGTTTCAATATAACTAAAATGTGTTCCATTGTAAAAGGCTGAAGCAAATTCGACTGCATTACCTAGACTTAACCCTTGTGAGTTAGCAGGATATGTTATTGTCAATGTGTTATTACTTGTGTCTATTTTATCAACAACAATGTATTGACCTACAGATAAATTACCAACTGCCAATGTTAAAGCTACGTTATTACTTGCACAATTAACTCTTAAATATATTGATTTACCTGCTGATGGTGTTTCTGTATGAGTTGCAGAAGTTACAGTAGTGCCTACAACAAAGGCTTTAGATGTAACATATGTGTCCACATCTGTAACTGCTACTTGTTTCATTGTACCATCATCATTTAATACAACTCTATCTGCATCTACTATTGTAGTTGCAGTAGCACTTGTACCTCCATCCATGATATTTAACTCAGCACCTGTTGCAGTAAGAGCAGTACCACCTAATTTTAAAGATGATAAATCTAAAGAATCAGTAACATCTACAACCGCGGCTCCACTACCTGCACCATCACAATAAATTATTTTTTTACTGCCATTTGGCACAGTTACATTTGCACCAGAGCCTTGTGTAAATATTGCACTTTGACCAGAGCCATTTTGAACAATAAATACCTTGTCTTGGTCATTTGGTGAAACTGTTATTGTATTTGTTCCACTTGGACTACCTGCTAAAACTAGAACTGCATACATACCATCAGATAATGTGCCATCAGTTGTAGTCAAAGTATGGGTTGTGCCAGATAAAGTTATCGTTCCAACACCATTTAATATTCTATCTATAATATCAAGATTAAGATTAGTGGTGTTACCCCAAGTTCCTGCTTGTTCGCCAGAACCTATTTTTTCAATGCCATTATTGGCTGTGTATGTACTAGCCATATTAATCTATCCTTATAATACCAGTTGCTCCTGCCGCTGGAAAAACAATTCTAAATGTTCCAGATGCTACAGTAAAATCACCACCAAAAGCCAATACTGCAATAGCTTTATCACTATTTGAACTGTTGTAGATTAAAGCACCATTTGCTGTAAAAGATGCACCTGTCCATGTAGGGTCATCTGCATCAAAATGTGCTGTTGTTCCTGTGGTTGATACTGCTTTGTTAGTTAATGTTACTCCACCTGCAGAATATCCAGTACCAGATATTTCATTATTTGTGGAATATGCTGTAGTTCCTGCACCTAAATTTGCACTACTTGTATATAATGCAATTTTTAAGGTATCAGCGACTAAATCGTGTCCTTCATCTAATATTTCAGCTTTAAATGAAGTACACATTGCTTGTACTATTGCCATAATTTATCTCCTTATATTCCTGCCTCGTATTCACTAGCATAATTACGAGCCATTTCTTGTTGAAACAATGCTATTGCTTCATCAAATTGCTGTTTATACAAGTTTACAGTATCTGGTGCTTTAAGAAAAGAAGAACTTTCATAAAGACAAGCAGATAATAAAACTTGCTCTGCATTATCTCCTATCCAACTATTACTGTTAGATACGGATAATCCTGTTTCAAGACCTATAAAATCTACCTCAAATGCTAATGTGGCAGATGGCACAGGACTTACTAATACTTGTATACCAGAGGTTGTAGCTTTTTTTGTAGCATAAAATTCTGGTTGTCCTTGTGTTGATACATTAGGTCTAAAATCTTTTATATAACTATCTGTTCTATGTTTTAAATAAACAACATTACTAGATGCTGTGGTTAATTGAACTTGTCTAACCATTCTTGCATTTGCAACATTTATTGTTGGTGTGCCTATAACAAAATTACCAGTCTGCGTTTGTCTATAACATGGTAAATTAGGCAATCTTGCAAATATCATGTTTTCTGCTTGTTTAATTATTTCTGGTATAGATGTATCAAATTCAGTTGAATCATCTTCTATAAAATTTTGTATATTTGTTTTTAATTGTGTAAAATTCATTTAATTACTCCATGTTCCTACGTTCCATGCACCTTCACTCCAACCACCATCTATAGAAACAACCTCTGTTCCAGTTGTTCCAGTACCTGCTACACCAGTTGCAGAAACTTCGTTTCCAATAGACAATGTACCAACTGCACCAGTACCTGCGATACCAGTTATTGTACCAGTAATAGCTTGTGGTACTTCTGTTCCAATTGTACCTGTGCCAGATACAGAATTAACAGGATTAGGTCCTTTGAATATATCAATAGAAACTGTGCCAATACCACTTATGCCCTCAATATTTCCATCACCACCCCATACACCATAACCAAATTCATTCTTGTTCCAACCAGTTTGATTTGATTCTATTATATTTGCTTCACCAACTTCAACACCAGTACCTGCTATACCTGCAACACCTACACCAAATGAAGATATTGAGAATGAACCACCACCTGCTTGACCAACTGGTTGTGTGTTACCTGTACCTGCAACACCAGTTGCTTGTGGCTCTGAACCAATAGTTTCACTTCCAAGAGCACCTGTGCCTGCAATACCTGTAATTGCACTTGTTCTTACATCAAATGTTTCTTCACCTAATGCTCCAGTAGCATTTACACCTGTTTGGTCAAATATTCTATCAAAAATTAGTGAGATTGTACCTATATTACCATTAGCACTTGCACCTGTTGATGTAGCACCTAATGCTATTGCACCTACCTCACCATCACCTGCAACTCCTTGTTCTTGAACACTTACTTCATCTTCTGGGTTGGCATTACCTATATTACCAGTTGCATTTGCACCATTGACACCAATACCTGCTTGTGCAGTACCAATAGCTCCAGTACCACTTATACCTGTAACTGGTTCATCTAAAGATATGCCTACATGACCAATTCTACCAAATGTATTGATTCCTACTGGTGCTTGTTGAGACCTTAATACTCTTGATAATGTTATTGAGCTTGTAAAGCCAATTAAGATTTCTACATTTTCAGGGTCAGTAAGAGGTCTTGGATTTCTTAGTGCAGTTGCATCAGTTACATTTCTTGCAGGTGTAAGTTGTGGATGTTTAGTGTCAAACTCTGATGGCTCTACTCTTAAATTATCCCATGTAGTTTTTAATTGTGTGTATCTAACCTCAAAACCAGATATATCGCTGATTGCTTTAGATTTTTTACCTGATGCAAATTTAGTTGCCATTATACCAAATTAAGCCCTGTTGGTTGAATTTTAAGTCCTACACCATCATTATCATTAGATGATGCATATTCAAAAGCTTCTTTGTATAAGCTATTTAGTAGTGGGAATTTATCTGGTGCAAACTTTACTGATAGTTTACTTGCTAACCCTGCACATATACATTCTGACCAAGTATAAGGTATATCTGTGTCTTCATTAGATGCAGTAATATCCTCTAATTGGTTCATAGACCAATAATTTAATTTATATGTACTTTTATCAGGCGTTTGCCATAAAAATATTTTATAAATATTGTTTGAACCACTTTGCCTACCTTTATCAAGCATATATTGATTAGGTTTACCTGTGTCAGATTTATTAGGTATCTGGTTATACTCTGAGATAGTGACCCTATTTATTATAGTGTCTGTTCTTGTAGCATCTGCACTATCAAAAATAACCACATCTAACAAGTCTAGTACACCTGCAGGCAAGTCATACGAAGATGTATTTGCTGTTAAATTTAATGTTCTTTGCTGTACTGTCCAATAGTTAATCCCACGATTCGCCCACTCTGAGAATAATAAATTTAAACTTCTTCTGGCAGATATGGCTTGATACCCAGTTCTTGTTTGAATATCAATACCACATCTTTCATAAGCCTCTGTTATTATCTCTTCAACATTAGGTCTGAATGTAACTGTTCCAGATGTTGCCATTACTGTACCTTATAGTTTTTCTTTAGTCTCATTACTATTTGGTAAGAGTCAGATGTTGCACCTGCACCAGTTGTAGTGAATAATATGTCACCAGTTGGATTAACCAATGTTGCAGTATTTCCCATACCTTCGCCATGTTGTGTACAATAATAATACAAATCTGGTGTATCAGCAGTTGTCACAATAGTTGTTTTCGCACCTGCTTGACCGGGCACACCAACAGTTGTAACCCCAGTTGTATATGTTGCACCACCTGCACCTTGCTTGAATGCTATGGGGTGGTTAGCATTTGTATTATCTGACTGGTCAAATACATAAGTGTGATTTTTTAGTAGGTTTATTGCAGGGGCAGTTACACCACCCAAAGCAAATTTATTACCTCCAGAATTTACAACAGTTACAGCATATGTTCTTGTTGCCTCTGTTAATTGTGTTGTTGAAGGCAATCCACCAGTTTTTGAAAAATCAAAGTAACCACTTTGGTCTTCTGTTAAATTCAACATCATTGGGTCTTGAGTATCACCATCTTTTAGGATTTGAACTGTCATCCCAGATACATTGAATGTAACATCTTGTATTCTAAGACCAGTACAACTATCGCCATTACTAGCAACAGCCAAAGTTGATGCATCTACTTTTTGAACTGCACTTTCATTGCCTGTGTCAATATATTGATAGTTGAATTGATATACAACTTCCCTAACATTTTCAGAGAGTATTTTGGTTGAAACTATATCAGCCATTTAATCCTCCCTATT